CGGGTCGACCGGAACGCCTTCCTCGGTCTCGGGGAGGCCGTCTAGGGAGTCGAAGTCCGGGCCGTACTCCAGCCCGCGCGCGTGGGTGTTCTTCATGATCACGCCCAGGTGCCCGACCTTCTTTACCTGGTTCAGCGCGGTGCCCTTCAGCGCGGCGTAGGCGAGCTTCGCGCTCTGCCAGTCCCCGTTGTAGGGGAGCCCGACGACGATGTTGCTCGCCGCAGCCGAGAGCGGCGGGGACAGGATCCCGCTCACCACAGTGTGGATCAGGTTGTCGTCATCGTCGTGCCCGACGTCCTCGCCGTCGGCCCAGACCACGACCTCTTTCCCCTCGAGGTGCGCAACGGGCACGTTGGTAGCTGGGACGCCCTGGTACACGACGAAGCTGTCGGCAAGTTTGTTGACCAAGCCCCCGCGGCATTCTGACTCCAGGGCCCAGCGCTCGCGGAAGCGCTTGGTGGTGCCGTCGATCGTGCGTACGATCGAGTAGTACACCTGGTCCTCACGGCTCCCGGGGAGGATGTCGACGTCCTCGACCTCGCCGTCGGTGGTGAACTCCACCCAGCAGGTGACCTCCTCGACCCGGTCGAAGATGAGGATCCCTACCCCGCCGTCGGCGCGGATGCAGTGGATCCGGGTGTCGGGCTTGCGCTGGATCGCGATCCGCACGATGCTCTTGTCGGTGGAGGCGTCGTCGGGATCGTCGAAAAGGTCCGGCATGATGGCGGTCAGGTCGCGCGCGGTGTAGTCGTTCCCGCCCGAGTCGAAATCCAGGGAGTACAGGCGCGTGCCGCCCTGGCGCACGAATACGCCCTGGGCGTCCATCTTCAGAGCCTGCACCGGTGCGGATCCTTGCGTGGTCGAGGCGCGCACCTGGTTGTTGGTCGGGGTGAGTGGTTCGTCGAAGCTTGAGCTCACCGTCTGGAACTCCGCGAGCTCACCGCCCGCGAGGAGGCGCCGCAGCGACAGGCCCCAGTTGATATTATCCACAGGCCCTGAGCCGATCGAGCGGATGATGGGACCCGAGTCGCCCTCGACCAGGTCATCGAAGCTGTAGAAACCATCCGATACCGAGCCCCACTCGAAGCTCTTGCCGAACCACCACAGGCGCCCGTCGTCGAATACCACGCTCGTGGGATAGCCGCGGAAGTCAGACCATGCGCCCTCTGCCCAGATGTCACTCGCCGTGATGGCTCCCATGGCGGTGAGCACGTCGGCTGTCACGACGGTGCTGCTCGTGAACACCGTCACCTTGGCGATACCGGTGATGCTTCCGGTTCCGCTGGAGAGCGTTGCGGTAGTGGCGCCGGCCGCGCCCACGACCGTGCATGTCAGCCGATAGAAAATGATTTGGTTGGCTAGCCCGTCAGTAAAGCTCGTGGTCACGTCGGCGGTCCAGGTCTGCCCGGCCACGGCGGTCCAGGTCGTCTCGTCGAATGATTGCTCGAGGATGACGGTGCGCCCGGCGGTCATCCCGGCGAGCACGATCGTGATGGCGCGGGTTGTGCCCACCCCGGTCACACGGATCGAGGAGGTGCTGCTCCCCGCAGCTGGTGCCTGGGCGGTGAGGGCGGCGGTTACCGTTTGCCCGATGGATGTCACCCGGAAGAGCGCGCCCGCGTGGGTGGATCGGAAAAGCGGGACGGAGGCCGTAAGCGTGATCGATCCGGTCAGGGCCGACGGGGTGATCGTGACCGGTAGTACGTTCTCCACTCTGAATGGTCCATCCTCGGGGGCGTACAGGACGACTGACCAGGAGCGCGCGGAGCGCCGTTCGATCGCTCGTTGTTGGTACCCGCCGGCGATCGTGGTGCTTGCGCTCGCGAGGTAGGTGATGTCCCCGCTCGTGTCGTAGCGGATTGAGCGCAGGTCCGCCTGCAGCCACGGGGTGGGGATTTCGACGACCCCGGCCGCCTCGACGTTGCAGGAACCCACGTAGGCCGGGGGAATGCGCCGGGTGAGGAGGTCGATCCAGAAGGACGCCCCGGTCGGGGTGAAGGCGAGCGAGTGGGTCCCGGTGTCTAGGACCGTTTGGGTGATATAGTCATCCAGTCCCGATGCCGATCCCACCCGCAGCGTCACGGGTCCGCGCTCGATCACGATTCTAAGGGCGTGCTCCCCGGACCCAACCACCGTCACCTGCTGACGCCGGATGGCCGCGTTGGTGCCCGTGCCGGCAAGGGAGAGCGAACCACCGAAGTTGGCCGACCAGATCGATGTCGCCCCGGCCTCGTCGACGTCGGTCCAGCCAGCGACGTCGGCGGTAAAGTCTCCATTGGTGACGGCGCTTGAGACGGCGCCTCGGGTGAGGAGGGCGTCGTCGATCCACACCCGCATGGTCTGGTCGGTGAGCTCGAGTGAAGCCTTGTCGTTCAGGTTGAAGACAAACGGGATGTGAAAGGCCTGCAGGTTGTTGCGCGTGGATCCGAGGTGGCCGGTGCCCGGGCAGAGCATCATGCTGCCCAGCACGCGCGGCATCCAGCGGCGGTAGACCTGCGCGGAGAGCGCGGTGCGTTTCAGGTCGACGCGCGCGAGTGCAAGCGTCGAGCACAACCCTCGGTTGAATGCCAGGAGGGCAACGTTCTCCGCTGCCATCGGCTATCCGATCAGCCGGCCGCGGTTGCCTCTGTCAGGCCAGCTCCAGGAACGCCCGCGGCGGGACGCGGTCCACGCGCCCTCCGCTGGAAAGGTGGTGGGGTCCGCCATCGCCCCCTTGGATTTGGCGTTCGCGAGCGCGCGGCTGCGGTAGGCGTCTGCGAGGGCCACCTTGCCCTTGTCCTGGGTGATCGGGAGCGCGGCGCGGGCGGCGAAGTGCCCTTTCACGTATTCGACGAAGGTACCCGGCCAGAGCGACATGTCCATCCCGAACGTGGCATCGTTCGAGACGTAGCGCACGTAGATCGTGTCAAGTTCGGAGTACCAGAATCCGGCCTCCTCGCGGTAGGAAAGGAGCGGGGTGTTGAGCATCTCGTCCTGGCAGACTGCGCAGGTGCGTATGTGGTCCTCGGGGACTTCGAAGACGCGCTTGTATCCCCAGTCGGGGGTGATGCTCGGGTCGTAGGTGATGCGGGTGGAGCGCATGGCGAAGTACCACTGCCCGGCTTCCAGGCACTCGTCGACCCCGCCGTCGTCCCAGACGAGGTCGAGTTCCCGGCGCGATTTCCTTTGCTCGCTGACCGACCCCAGGGCGCGCTCGCCGATGATGGCGAGGGCCCCGTTGTAGATCCGGAGCTTGGTGGTGGTCACGGCGCTCCTACGCCGGGACGATCTTCAGGTACTCTCTCAACCAGAGCTCGGCGTCGGCTCGGGTCTGGGCCTCTTTGTGCATCACCTGGCGATCGAGCTTGCGGATCACGTGCCAGCGCAGGTTGGGGGTGAACTTGACCTCGTAGCTTGCGCTCGCCTGGGAGGCTTCGGTAAGCGAGACGTCCTGGGTGGAGAGATCGTCCCAGCGCAGCACATGCATGCGCGCCCATGTCCGGTCGCAAGCGAGAACCAGGAGCTCGGCGTAGTAGGTGCCGTCTTCGGCTCGCACTTCCACGCGGTCCCAGGGTTTCAGCTTCGGGGCCACGTGTGCCCAGTAGGCTGGGGTCAGCATGTGGTCCATGGTGTGGCCGACGGCTGGGGCGGCGGTGTGGATAACTCGTTCGTACTCAGCCCCCTTCAGGCGATCGGCGGTGAGGATGGGCGGGTCGGGCTTGCGTGTACCCGTCGGAGTGGCGGCAGCGGCTTCTTCGGCGCGCTCGAGGTTGAGCTTGGCGGTCTGGACGCGTGTATCGACCGGGCGCTGCAGGGTGGGGGCGGGGGGTTTGGCGGCCATCGGTGGTTCTCCTTTGAGGGTCTTTCTCTCAAACGTGCAAAGGCCCGAGGCCTTGCGGCCTCGGGGCCGGGTCCTACAGGTCCTGCCCTCCGGCTTACGACGTGCCGGAGATAAATGACGCCGTCGAGAACGCTGCCGCGCCGTTGCCGGTCGAGTTCACGCTCGACACCACGCAGATGCGCAGCATCTGGCTCGATCCGACGGTGCTGCCTTGCTGGACGAAGAAGAAGATGTCTCCGGGGCGCACACCCAGCAGTCCTGCGTCGGTGAAATACCCCGCGGCGAGCGGTGCGGAGGTGACGTCGGTGGTGTGGTACACCCACCCTTGCTGGCCGAATCCTCTGCCTGCAGGGTTGGCGGCGCCGGCGCCGGAGATATACAGCGTGGTGCCGCCGGTGATCCGAACATCTACGCCAGCTCCCACCCCACCCCAGATACGAATGGGCGGGTTGGAGACCGATGATGCTTGCGTGGTTCCGAGATAAGCCATGGCTCTCTCTCCTGTTTCTGGGTCCGGATGGGAACTGGCGTCTGAGCCAGCTCCCTAGCAGACCATCGGGTTACGCGTAGGCCGATCCGTCGTGGGTGAAGACGACGTCGCCTGCGTTTTGCAGGAGCTTGGCCGCCATGAAGATCGAGCAACGAGCGTAGCTGTAGTTCTGCTCGTCGTTGAACCCGACCGCCGTGTCCACTTCGCCCGTGTTCGCTGCATGCCCGATCGAGGACTTGTGGAAGAGGTACGACTTCTCGCTCGTCGTTCCCTTTCCTGGCAGGTTCGGGTGCATGACGATGAGGGTGTTCCTCCAGCGGTAGGCCATCGGCGCGTCGCGCCAGTCCGGGGTGTTGCCGGCGAAGGGCCGGATGTCCACGTACTGGGCGTTGGCGAACTCCGGGGCCTGCTCGAGGTAGGCGAGGAACGAGGGCTGCGACAGGAACGTGATGTTCGAGTCCCATGGCACCGATGCGTTTTGCAGCTTCACCGCGCCGTTCTGGAACATGCTCACGTTGGGGACCTGGCCCGCGCCGCCGACTGAGACGGTGCCGGTGTTCAGCTCCTGGATGATCGTGTCGTCGATCTTGCGGTTGATCACCCCCATCGCCGTGACCTGCATGATGCGGCGCTGGTCGCCCTGGGAGGCGAAGATGTTGAAGCCGGTTTTCCTCACGAGGTCGTGCCACTCTTGCAGGACGGCTGAGTTCTGCGTGAGGTTGTCCGCGCGCGCCGGGATGAGCCCGTTCACGCCTCGGGTGACCGCGCTTGCCCCGCCTGAGTCGGCGACGAGGAAGACGGCGGTGTTGCCCTTGATGACGGCCTCGGTGGTGACGCACGGTCGCAGGAGCGTCGCCCCCGCTTCGAACCCCTTGATGAACTCCTGCCGGTACTGCGTCTGGTAGGCGGTGTCGATCTGGAAGGTGAAGTTTCGAACGAACCAGTTGTCGACCGCGTCGAGCATCAGGGCCCAGATCAGGGCCGCGTAGAACTTGATGCGTTTCATTGGATGGCTCCTTAGCAACAGCGGTTGTACGAACCGTCGCTCGGGGTGTCCATCGTGGCGATCGCAGGGGTATCCCGGTTTCCCGGGAGCCGGCGCGCGACCCTCTGGGGCCTCGCTACCTGGTAGCTTTACTGGCTCGGGCCGCGCTTTCTGTCGCGGGTCCCCAAGCCGTGCGGTGCCATCCTACGCGCCTCGCATGGCATGCACAAGTGGGGGTGACGGTGCGCGGGGTGTTGACGGATGAGTAGCAGCCCACCGCCGTGCCTTACGGTCACGGCCCACCCTGCGGCACCGAGCGATCACCGGACCGGAACCGGCCTGGAGATCGCCGGATGATTCTACTTCGTTTGGGGTCGGCGGTGCGTAGGTGTCAATGGGGAGGAGATTCCCTGCGGGCCTCGCGGACTCCGCCACCTGCGCGCCGCCTTTTCTGTCTCTTTACCGGGAGCCCGTAGCGTGCGGTCTTTCGTCCTCCGGTGATCGCGATCTCTCCACGGAAAAGAAGGTTGGTGAACACCGTCATAAATTTCCGGCGCTGTTTGTCATTGCGGCACAGTCCGCGCAGCGTGGCCTTGGTTGCCGGTCCCCCGCCCTCCGGCAGAGGGCGGATCACCGCGAGGATG